TTGGTCTGTTGCAGAAAACGGAGAAACCGATGAGTGTTGGGTAATATCGCACAAAATCATATGGGGTCTTACAAGTGATCGCCAGGTATGGCGAGATCTTGACGAGTATCTTAAAACCATATTTACAACAGAGGACGGCAGAAAGCTTAAGATTGCTTCGGCTTGCGTAGATACCGGCGGATCTAGTACACAATCTGTTTATTACTACCTAAGAGGCAAAGCAAGAAAAAAGATCTTTGGCATTAAAGGATCAAGCGAACAAGGGAAGCCCTTAGTCAACAAACCAACTTTTATACAAAGATACAACATACCTTTATATATTATTGGTGTTGATACCGGTAAAGACTGGCTATATGCCAGGGTAAAAGCTGATAACTTAATTCACTTTTCAGACTCATTAGACGCCGAATACTTTTTGCAGTTAGCAAGTGAAAAGAAAAAGGTCATAATGCGAAACGGCAGACAGACATTTAGATATGTTAAGACACGAAAAAGAAACGAGACCCTTGATTGTTTTCTATATTCTATGTGTGCAAAAGAGATCCTAAACCCTAATTATGAGATCTTGTTAAAAAGAAAAAACAATCCCGTTATTAGCGATGACGACGATACTCCAAAACAGCCTATCAGACGGCCAAGATTTAAGAAAAAGTTTATTTAAAAATCCTTTTTTTAGGTTGTTACTATTAATGATTATATAGCCCCTAATCCCTAGACTAAGTATGGGGAAACACTATCATTGCTATGGAAAACTTATTCAATACTGCAAATATACCAACACTAGAACCATTAGAGCTCACCGTGGGCGACTTATGGCAGTGGACTAGACCGGATTTGTTCCAGGCATATGGTACTGGCTACAGTTTAAGTTATAAGTTTTTAAGAGATACAGGAACCGATGTTATAACTATAAATGCCTCAACTGATGCTGACACTTATACAGTAAGTGTTGCATCAACAACAACTGCAAATTACGGGGCTTACGATTATGTATGGCAAGCCTACATTACCCGGTCAAGTGACAGCAACCGCATTATGGTCGACGAAGGCAAGTTAAGTTTAAATAACAACCTAGCCTCAGACACCGGAGATCAAAGAAGCCATGCAAAAAAGGTTCTTGATGCTGTTGAAAGCGTTATAGAAGGTACCGCCTCACGCAAGGAATCTTCCTACTCTATAGCCGGTCGGTCGTTGTCACTTACCCCAATGGCCTCACTATTACAGCTAAGAGCACAATACAGAGCTCTTTACAAAAATGAGATCTATAGAGAAAGAATTAAAAACGGTAAACCTACCGGCAAAGTTATTAAAACGAGATTTTAGAAATGGCCATACTTGATAGATTTAGAAGAAAAAGAAAAAAGGACATTAAAAAAAGAAGTGCTTTCCAGGGTGCACAAACAGGCTCGCATTTTGCAGACTTCCTATCATCATCAAACTCAGCTAATGCAGAGATCAGACCTAATCTTGAAATACTAAGAAACAGATGCAGATCTCTAAGTAGAAACAACGATTACGCCAAAAGATATTTGAACTTATTAGTCACAAATATTGTTGGCCATAACGGTATTAGATATCAGTCAAAAGCTAGAGGAAGTGATGGCAAACTTGATGTTTTAAATAATGATTTAGAAAAAAGATTTACAAAATGGAGCAAAAAAGAATATTGCACCATGTCGGGCACCATGTCTTTTAGAGAAACCCAGGCTGTAATGATTGAATCACTAGCAAGAGATGGCGAGATTTTGGTTGAATTCTGCCCGTCTGATAATGAGTTTGGCTTTGGAATTAAACTTATTGAGGCAGATCACCTGGATCATAACTACAACGCCAAGCTAGACAATGGCAATACTGTTTATATGGGTATTGAGTTTGACGAATACAGCAAGCCAATTAATTATCACGTTTTTAAAAACCATCCTCACGAAGATGCTACCTTTAAAAATAGAAAAAGAATTAGAAGAATAATACCGGCTACAGATCTGCTACATATTTATATGAAGGATAGACCTTCTCAAGTTAGAGGTTATCCGTTAATGAGCTCGGTTGTTGAAAGATTGCACAACCTGGACTCGTTTGAACATTCTGCCGTAATTAATGCAAAGATCTCAGCAAGCAAAATGGGTTTCTTCACAATGCCCCAGGGCGGTGACGATTATGTAGGCGAGGAATACGAAAACGAATTCCAACCAGTTATGGACGCAACTCCCGGATCTTTTGAAACATTGCCCGAAGGCTATGACATTAGAACCGTTGATTGGCAGTATCCAAATACAAACTTTGAAAGCTTCCACAAACAAGTCTTGCGAGGTATAGCTTCAGGATTAAATGTTGATTATGTGAGCCTGGCAAACGATCTAACAGGAGTGTCATACTCTTCAATACGTCAAGGAACCATGGCTGAGAGAGATCATTACAAGGTGTTACAGGCCTTTATGGTTGAACACTTTATAACACCAGTCTACGAAAGATGGCTTAAGTCTTTAATGTTACAAGACAACGATTTTTTAGATTATAGAGATGACAGGTTTGAGAAGTTTTCAGACTCAGCAACTTGGATTCCGAGAGCTTTTCACTATGTGGATCCACAAAGAGAGATCCAAGCAAACATCAACGCACTTAACAACGGGCTAATTTCAATGCAAGACGTTCAAAATACTTACGGTCGAGATCTTGAAGAAGTCTTTGACCAAATAGATAGAGAAAAACAACTTGCAAAAGACAAAGGAATTGAAACTGCTTTTGAGCCATTCGGTGCAAAAAGCCCAGTTTCACCTCTTATAAACGGAGAAAATAACGATGATGAGGAATAATTATTTAATTAAAGGAGACAAGCATGTCAAATGACAAAGAAGCAAGACACATAGTGGCCGTTTCTGAGACAGACGATTCTTTTGTTGTTGAATTTGCAAAACAAGACAAAGAAGAAATCGTTGATGTTGAAGAACAAGGCTACAACGAAAATAAAGAATATGAAGACGATAAAAGAGACTTTGAAATAGTCTTTACGCCTGAAAGCACGGATGACGAATTCATATTCACTAAGGAACATACAGAGGAAGACGTCTTAAGGTTTTATCAAGATAAAACTGTAAGACAGTCAACAGAATTTGAAACAAGGTCAATAGACGTTGAGGCAAGAACAGTAACCCTGGTTGCAAGTTCAGAGGAGCCAGTTGCAAGATCATTCGGTCAAGAGATCTTAAGTCATAGAGCAGACGATATTGACATGTCATTTGCAAATAGTGGCAAAGCTCCCCTCTTATATCAACATGACGACAATCAACAAATAGGAAAAATTGAAAGATTCTATTTAGACGAAAAAAACAAAATAACAATTGCTGAAGTTGTATTCAGCAGAAATGAACTAGCCGATGAAATATTCAGAGATGTCGTTGACGATATTAGAAATTGTGTATCAATCGGTTATCAGATTTTAGGAATGAGAAAAGTTGAAGACGCAAGCGAGCCGACATTCGCTGTTCGTTTCAAAGTTCTCGAGTGCTCAATCGTTTCTTTACCGGCAGACCCGACAGTCGGCGTGGTAAGAAGGGAAGAACCTGAAAACAACATTGACCGAGCAGAAGATGTTGAAACAAACAATATTAACCATTCAAACAAGGAAAGAAAAATGGAAAACAACGAAAACGAAACTCCAAAAGTTTCAGTTGAAGTTTCAAGAAATGACATTGCAAAAGACAATTCTCAGATCTTAGAAATGGGCGAAGCATTTGGACAACAAAGATTAGCTAACGAATTTGTTAGCGGTGGAAAAAATGTTAATGAGTTTAGATCAGCATTATTAGGCAAAATTAAAGAGTCTAAAAATGAAGTTGAACTTAATAACGTAGACATGTCAGCAAAAGAGCAAAGAAATTACAGCATTTTAAATGTTGTTAGAGCTCAATTGACTAATAACTGGAAAGAAGCAGGTCTTGAAAAAGAAGTCTCAGACGAGATTGCAAGCAGAACTGGTAAAAACGCTAGAGGTTGTTACATCCCTAACAACATGAATTACAGCAAAAGGGATCTAACAGCAGGCACTAACAGTGCAGGCGGTTACTTAGTACCTGAACAGCACATGGGCGACATGTTCATTGATAGATTAAAAGCTAAGTCTTCAGTAGTTGAAGCAGGAGCAAGAGTTATAGAGTCCCAGGGCGATATAGTTATTCCTCAGCTTTTAACTGGTGCAAATAATGTATCTTGGGTAGCTGAAGGATCAGCTCCTACCGAGTCAGCAATGACATTCGGCCAAGTGGCATTATCTCCAAAAGGACTTCGTGGCTTTGTGGATATTTCTAGAATTCTCGCGAATAACAGTAATCCGGATGCAGAATCAATCGTAAGAGATGATCTAGTATCTACTTTTGCTGAAAAAGTTGACCAAACTGCTTTAGTCGGTGGCGGATCTAATGAGCCAGTTGGTGTTATTGGTGACAGCAATGTCCCAGTAGTTGCAATTGGAACTAATGGCGGAAACATGACATATGCAAAATTACTCGATATGTATAAATCAGTAATTAACAACAATGCAATGTTCCAAGACGGCAAATGGATAATGAACCCATCATTAGAGGCAAAACTAAGACAAACTCTAAAAGACAGTAGTGATACAGCGTCTAACTTCATCTTCGGAGATGATAGAAAAATTCTTGGTTATGACTCAATTGTTACAACTAACATGCCTAGCAACCTTTCAAAAGGTTCAGCAAGCAACACTTTATCAGGAATGATATTTGGTGACTTTACGCAATTAATGATTGCTAACTTCTCACCATTAGACGTTCTTGTAGATCCTTACACTGGATCTAGTGCGGGTAATATTAGAATCAATACATATTTAGATATGGATCTTGGTCTAAGACATGCTCATAGTTTTGCGGTTTGTAAAGATATAACAACAGCCTAACTGGTACTGGGGGTAGCAATACCCCCCTTTTTAAATTATGAAAATAGAATTTTTAGAAACAACCTGGTTCCAGGGTGAAATAAGAAAAAAGGGAACAACAATAGAGGCTTCAAAAACAGAAGTTTCGCAAGTTTTACAAGAAGGTTTAGCAGTAGCCATAGAGTTTGATACAAAAGAATCAAAATCAAAAACTGTAAGAGTAGAAAAAAGCAGAGTTACCAGGAAGAAATAATGCCTAATTACTTTGCCACTGATTTAGATGTCTTTTTTGACACTGACACCCACGGTATATCTTGCGTGTATACGCCTCAAGGCGGATCAGCAAGCACCATTACTGGCGTTTTTAATAACGAATATTACTCAATGGGTGGCGGTGAAGTAGATGTTGAATCCTCACAACCGGTTTTTTATACCAAAAGTGGCAATTTAAGTTCGGCTAGTCATGGCGACACCATGGTTATTAACGCGGTGACTTATAAAATTATTAATATCAGACCGGATGAGACCGGTATGACAGAGGTTGCACTAGAAAAGCAGTAAAAGAATGCACGTTAGACAAGCAATAAGAGAACGAGTAGCAAGTAACGTTACAGGTCTTGCAGACATAGGATCAAATGTATTCCAATCAAGAATACATACCCTGTCTGATTCTAACTTGCCGTGTATTTTGGTTTACACGCAAAATGAAACCTCGGAACCCAATCAAATGGGAACAAATAGAGTATTAGATAGAACATTGAGTATTAATCTTGAGATCTATGTTAAGGCAACTGCCGACGTAGATGACAAGGTTGATGCAATTTGCGTTAATGTAGAGGAAGCAATAGCAGGCGACATTACTGTCAACAGCCTGGCCAAGGATATTACCTTAAGCACAACCTCCATTAACTTTATAGGCGAAGGCGATCAACCCTTGGCACAAGCGTCGTTAACTTATGACGTTATGTACCAGGTGCGGGAGTCTGATTTAGAAACGGCATTATAGAAAATAGGAGTAAATAATGGCAAATATAGTAGGAAAAAACGGTGTTGTTAAAGGTGGTACAGCCGGATCCGAAAGTGCAATTGGTGAGGTTACTGGTTTTTCAATAAATCAGACTGCTGACACGATTGAAACTTCAACAATGGGATCTGCTGACAGATCTTATGTAACAAGTTTAAAAAGCTTTAGTGGATCGGTGGATGTTTTACATTCTGTAACCGCAGGCGACAACCAAAGCGAATTTGCAGTGGGATCTACATTGCAACTTGAACTGTATCCGAATGGAACAGCGTCCGGAGAAAAATACTTCGAAGGGACTGTTTTATGTACTGGGAAAGATGTTACATCTACGTTTAACGACTTGGTTACTGCAACATACTCGTTCCAGGGCACGGGTGCACTAGCTGAAAATACAGCATCGTAAAAGGAGAAAATGATGAGAGCAATTGATAAGGCGAAAAAGCACTTTTCTAGCTTAGAAACAAGACGAATAGAGGTTCCCGAGTGGGGTGACGAAAATGAACCATTGGTCATTTTTGTCAACCCCCTCACTTTACAGGAAACAGCTACATTGTTTGAGCTATCAAAAAGTAATGAGATGGAAATGTTAGCCCAGGCAATAATACTTAAAGCCCTGGACGGAGAAGGCAAAAAGCACTTCAACATAGGTGACAGGTTGTTTCTTATGAACAATTGCGACCGTGAAATAGTAGTCAGGGTAGCAGGCGAAATCATGGGAACAATGGATGTAGGGACTGCTAAAAAAAAGTAGCAAACGACCAAATTCTCTACGCCAAGTATTCTCTCGCCGAGGTCTTAGGAAAGACGATGCAAGAGTTAGACAAAATGCCCCTGGAAGAGTTTTTAGGTTGGATTGGATATTTTGAAATAAAAAACGAGAAATTAAAAGATGGCAAGTAAAAAAGTAAATTTTCTAATAACTGCAAAAGACACGGCCTCTAAGACATTTAGAACGCTGAATAACACCATGAAAATGGTTAAAAATACAGTTGGCGGTATTACCAAGGTTATGGGTAAATTCACCCTGGTGGCCGGTGCAACCGCAACGGCTGTTGGCTTGTTGTCTAAAAGATTTATCGATCAAATTGACTCTATAGATAAAGTATCTAAAAAGATCGGAGTCTCAGCAGATTTCTTACAAAAACTTAGATTCGCCTCCGAAATTACAGGCGTTGAGATCCGCACCACGGATATGGCATTGCAAAGGTTTACTAGGAGAATGGCAGAGGCCAGGATAGGTACCGGAGAAGCCCTACCAGCCCTTAAAGAGCTTGGTGTAAGCTTTGTTGATACTACAGGCCAAGTCAGAAAAACAGAAGATGTCTTTTTTGATGTTGCAAAAGCTTTAAATAATGTTGATGACGATGCAACTAAGTTAAGACTAGGTTTTAAATTATTTGACTCAGAGGGTGTTGCTTTAGTAACAACGATGGGAGCCTTGATAGAGCAGTTTAAAATATTTGATGACTTAGGTTTAGGCCTTGGCGATGAGAATATTAAAAAAGTAGCAGATCTAAAGGACAACTTAACTGAGGTTAAAAACATTGTTAGTCTAATTGGAATGTCTACTTTTGCCGGTCTAAGTGACGAAATTGACTCTATAGTTACAGCTCTAAAAACAAAATTAACAGACTTTATAGACAATGATGCTGAGAAGTTTGCCCAAGACTTAGGGGAAAAAATAAAAGCTATTATTTTAGCAATAGTGCAAGGAATTCAACTTATGTTAAATGCACTAGTATCAGCCATAAACAAGACAGCTCGAACTATACAAAAAATAAGCGATAGGTTTGATTTAGGTATAACTGTATTTGAAGACAGCGAGGAAGTTAGTAAAAAGAAAAAAGAAATAACAGACATGCTTGACGTTTTAAATGGGCGGTTTGGTAACAGAAAGGCTAAGCTCGATATTGTTGAGCAACTAGGCCTAGACCCGGAAGGTCTAGCTCATAGCATCAAAAAAGCAAAAGCTATATTAGTGGCTCAGTTAGGAGCTTTAACTTCAGATACTTTAATGGAGGATTTTACTTTTGCAGACGATTTTAAAAAAATAATAAACACCGTCTTAGCAATACCTGGAACGGGAACAGGTAGCTCTGCACAAACAGGCACGGAAGAAGACGAAAAAAAAGACTCAATACCTACTATGCAAAAAAAGGTTCAAGACTATGCACTTGAAATTAAGAAAATTGCTCAAGTTGATATAGCAAGCTCTATGATTGATGGCATTAACTCTATTGAAGATTCTTTTGTTAAGCTTTTCCAAGGATCTAGCCAAGGTTTTAAAGATCTAGCAAATTCAATAAAAACAAACTTTATACAGTTTTTAGTCCAGGAGTTTATAACATCCGGACTCTTAGACATACTCGGTAAATTTGGTTTAAATACAAAGGAAGATTCTTTTAGTGGCAGATTAATTGATTCTCTTTTTGGTAGAGCTAATGGCGGAACAATCTTAAACGGCCAGACAGCAATAGTCGGAGAAAGAGGAGCAGAAATTATAACTGCTAATCAAGATATGACAGTAAAACCGGCCAACCAAACGGCTGACATTATGGGTGGCATGGGTGGTGCTACAGTTAATTTTAATATAACTACAAACGATGCAAGTGGTTTCGATGAGCTATTGGCGAGTCGTAAAAACTTGCTTATCAGCATGATTACTCAAAGCATGAATCAGAGAGGTAAACCAGGTTTAATCTAATGGCATTTCCAACAACAGTACAGCCCAAATCTATATCATTTAGCTCAAATAGACCTAATAGCATTTCTTATACTCTATCGGGCAAAAGAAGCGTTAGACAATTTGCCTCACAATATTTTTCTTTTAGTGTAACTATGCCGGCAATGGTCAAATCAGTCTTCCAGGTATACTCAGCATTTTTAATAAGTAAAAAAGGCGGATTTACAACTTTTAATTTTGCTTATCCAATAGACAACCTAGGTGCAAACCGAACAAGCACAAGCGTTAAAACAAGAACAACGCATGCCGTAGGATCTACAGCAATTGCAATTGATGGATTATCAGCATCAACTAACGACGTTATAAAAGGTGGAGATCTTATAAAGTTTAATGGCCATACAAAAGTCTATTTAGTTGTCGGCGACGTTAACAGCAACGGAGCCGGACAAGGAACGGTTACTGTTGAGCCCCCTCTTCAATCTGCCCTGGTTGATAACGAGGTCTTAGTTTTAAATAGGCCGAATATAAACGTTGCTTTATTACAAGACGACATCCTGTATTCAACAGATGCGTCACAAATGTTTTATCTTAATTTTGACGTACGCGAGGTCTTATAGTGTCAAGGACATTACCGGCAAGCATAGTAACAAAGATCAACGGCCAAGAGGTAAAGCTTGCTTATCTTGTTAAGCTTGAAACATCTACAGCTATAAATCTGACCAATCATTCTAAGGACATAACTTATAACTCTGACACCTATTTAGCAGACGGAACACTAGGTGCAATTCAAGAAATAACAGAAACAGGCACATTGCAATATAGCAATATGCAATTGCAGATCTTAAATCCAAGTGACGCTATTAGGAATATATTTTTAAACGAGGGTTACGTTAATAAAAATGCGACTATTTATACTGCTTTTTTAAACAACGACGAAACTATCTTAGAGTCATTTGAGTTCTTTGTCGGTCAAATATCAGCATCAACAGTAGCGGATTCAGAAAAGGGCTTAATTATAAATATAGAGCTATCTAATCAATTTAGAGACTGGGAGATTGTAAAAGGCCGAAGGTTTACAGATAAATCACAACAAGACGCATATCCTGGCGACCTTGGTATGGGCTTTGCTCATATTGATGTCAAAGATCTAAGGTGGGGTTCATAATGGGTTTTTGGACTATTTTTCAAATAATATCGACGGTGCTTTCAGTTGCTTCGGGTATTAAATCTTACAAACAAGCTAAAAAATTAGAACGTCAAGGAACGGACATACTGATCCAAAAATATGGAACTGGCGAAAACATACCAATTGTTTATGGAACACGAAAAGTAGCAGGTACAGTTCTTCTAGCAGAAACCGTAAATAATAAAGAGCTATTTGTTGTCTATGCTTTATGTCAAGGGGAAGTTACAAACATACATGACATTAAGATTGGCGGTAGATCTATTAACGACAGAGAGGTTTTTAGAGATGGCTACATTTTACGTCAAGGATCTAATTTTTACGGATCCACACAATCAGAAATCGACGACATTTTAGGTGGCAATCCTCCTAGAATGGTCTTTAACATTCACAAAGGCGGAAGCGATACAGATACAGCAGATCCAATGTTGGTTGGTTGCGTTCCAGGATGGACAAGCAACCATAAGCTAAGAGGCATTACATATTTAAGTTGTAACTTCCACTACGATACTAAAGGAATGTTTACTGGCTTGCCGGAAATAACATGCACTGTCCAGGGCAAAAAACTTTACGACCCAAGACTAGATAACAGCATTACAGGAGGATCCGGAAGTCAAAGTCAAACAAATCCAAGTACCTGGACATACAGCAATAATCCTCCTTTAGCTCTTTTGGACTATCTGACTAATTCAGATTATGGAAAGTCTATACCTTATAACAAAATCGATTTAGCTTCCTTCCAGGAATCAGCTAATAATGTAACTACAGCACAAACATTATCTTATACAGCTAATGTAGTAAGAATAACGCAAGCAACCCAGGAAATAAGGTTTGATAGAAACAACTTTAACTCGGTAATTACTTTTAACAAAATTAAAATTGGCAATAAAATAACTGTAAAAGTTGGAGCTACAACATATGCCGAGGGCATTGTTGTAAGCAAAGATACAGGCCGTAGAGATGATGAATACGACGAAGCTTACAGACAGGCAAGCTCAACAACGGCTGACACAAAGCCTTTTTTAATTTTAACTTTAGCCAGTGGATCGGTTACAAATGAAATCACCCAGGGCTCAAGTGCTACCTCAATAACTGTTACAGAAATACAAAAAAGGTTTGAAATAGACGCCGTTATAAATACGGCTGAAAGTGTGTTGGCAAATGTGCAAAACATGAGTGCTAATATGCGAGGCATTTTTACTTATAGCTCAGGTATATTTGCCTTAAAAATAGAGGGTGCGGAGTCTGTTGTTTTATCTATAGACGAAGACAATATTTTAGATCCTGGAATAACCTTACAGCTTGAAAACAAAGCGGACAAATACAACAAGGTAGAAGTTACTTTTAATAACGCACAAAAAGAGTACCAACAAGACTCAGTTATTGTAAAACATACAGCAACAACAAACGCTAATGACTATACAAGTGACGATAACGGCATAAGTTTAGACGCCACAATTAATTTTCCATTTATTACAAATCAGGCTATTGCTACCCAACATGCAGAAGCTATTTTAAAAAGATCAAGAAACAGTAAAAGCATTAATTTTGTTGGCACACATAAGCTATTAAACGTTAAAGTTGGCGAGCTAATATCTGTTACTGACTCAGCTTTAAACATGAATGCAGAGCAGTACAGGGTTACACAAATGGATATTAATGCAGATCTAAGCATTGATATAACGGCCATAATTTATCAATCTAATGTATATGGATATGTCACGCCCCCAGGCGAAGACATAGACATTCCAGGAGATCCACCGGATCCATTTAGAGTAGATCCGCCAACAAATTTAAACTTTGTAAGCAAAAATACAACTAATGGCAAACAACCGCACCTAACCTGGACAGCTCCGGCAACATTTCCAGTCAGTGA